GACGGGCAATCAACAAAATATTTCACAAATTGAAAATCAAGTAACATTTGGAATTGATGGATGACAAACTACCTGTAATATATCTTACGATAGACGAGAATCAAGAAGCGGGCGTTGAGGCGGTTGCCTTAGTAGACACCCCCGCGATTGAACGCGAATGGATGGCCTTTAAAAACCAACCAAAACCGTACAGATTTGAAGTAACGAGCGAAGAAAAACGAATTATATCAGGGCCGTTAATGGTGGCTGATTTCCCGATATACAGAAGGGACGATGAAGGGCGTGAATACTACGTTGTTTTTAACGCCTCTACAATACGCAAAATTGTCTATAGATATATGAAGCAAGGGCGCACCAATAGCGTTAATGAGATGCACGAAACAGCCCTTGACGGGGTATTTATGTTTGAGTCTTTTATTATAGATGACATGAAGCAAACACCTAAAGGGTATGAGCAACTACCTGAAGGGTCTTGGTTCGGTTCGTTTAAAGTGGAAAATGATGACGTTTGGCAGCAAGTAAAATCGGGCGATTTCAAAGGGTTCTCTGTAGAAGGCCTGTTCAATGAAGACCGTGAAATGACAATAGACCGCGAAATTATTGAGGCGATTGTTTCTTCAATGAATGGCTAAGTGGCACAATTGAATTAATTTTCTATTTACTTTCAAAGCACTATTCATGAATATCACAGAACTTGTAACGGGGAAGTTACCCGAAATTAAGAAGCTATTGTTTTCAGAAACAGAAGCGACTAAAGAATCATTTGAAGACGCGAAGCTAGCAGATGGTTCAATCGTAAGAATTGAGCCCGCTATTGAAGTAGGCGCAACGGTTGGAGTTATGACAGAAAACGGTGACGTTACCGAAGCACCTGACGCAGCACATGAACTAGAAAGCGGTGTAGTGGTAAGGACTGAAGGTGGTATTATAGTCGAAGTTTTAGAGCCTGAGGTTGAAGAAGAAGTAACGGAAGAAGAAGAAGCGAAGAAGAAAGAAGAAGAATATGCAGCAGAACCTTTTGATGCAGACGCTTTCAAAGAAGATATATTAGGGGCTGTTTCAAACCTTATTAAATCTGAAATAGACGCTGCGGCCTTCGCTTCAAAGAAGAACGTTGACGAGGTAACCGAAGCGGTTGGCTTGGTTACAGACATCATTGAAAAAATGGCAGCAACGCCAAAGGTTGCACCAACCAAAAAAGTACCTAACCCGTTTGTATCTACAGACCACTACGAAATGGCTGAAAAGATGCGAAACGTAATGAATGAAGCAAAAAAACTTTAACAAAATAAATACTTAAAAAATGGCATTAGATACATCAGGCTTAGTAGCCTATATTGACGAGCAAAATTTCCCACTAATCACAAAAAGTTTGATTGGGGGGCGTACTGCTTCTATGCTCACGCCTCAATTGGGTGTAAAGGGCAAGACAAAGATTAACCTTATGGACGTTGACGTTACCATGAAGGACGGTTCAGGCTGTGCATGGGACGTAACAGGGGACAACGACATTACTTACACGCAGCGAGAAATTGACGCGAAGCAAGTGAAGATTAATATGGAGTTCTGCCCGAAGGATTTGAACGGTTTTTACCTAAGAACTCAAATGCCTTCAGGAACGCACCAAGAAACTATACCTTTTGAGCAGCAGTTCGCTGACTACTTGGTTGAAAAAGTACAGAACGAGATTGAAAAAATCATTTGGGGCGGTAACGCTGCTACAGGTGTAGGCAACTTGGGAATGTTTGACGGGCTTCTTATCCCGACTGCGTCTTTCACAGATTGTAACGCAGTTACAGGTTCTTTTCCAACGCCTTTGACTACAGGTTTGAGCATTTCAAACGTACTTGAAGCAATTGAAAGAATTTACGTTGAAACACCAAGCGCGGCTGTTGCACAAGGGGACTTCAAAATCTTCATGGGAACAGACAAGTTCAGAGTACTTGCTGCGGCTTTGATGAACGGTAACGGTCTTTCTTCTGCGGGTGGTCAATTGAACAACTACACAAGTGATTTTGACCCACTAAGATTAATTTTTCCTGGGACTAACATCGAAATAGTAGGTGTAGGAGGTCTTGAAGGCTTTAACGCTGCCTATGGTATGTCTATGAGCAACGTATTTCTAGGAATGGATTTGGAAGCAGATTCTAGCCGCCTTGAGTCTTGGTATTCGCAAGATGACAGAAAGATGAAGGTTGCGATGGAGTTCACTATGGGAACACAGTTCGCTTACCCTGACCAAGTTGGTAAGGTAGCTATCTAAGAAAACTGATTTACAGGGGGTGGCTTCGGTCACCCCTTTTAACCACTTAAAATGAAAAAAATATGAGTTGTGCATTATCACAAGGATTTGTACTTGATTGCAAAGATGCAATAGGTGGGATAAAGTCAGTTAGATTTGCTAGTTTGTCTGATTGGGAAGCGCAAACACCTGTATATGCTTCAGGCGTTGTGACCGTTACACCTGTAGGAAATGCTTTTTGGAAGTACGAGCAATTGAAGGAAACTTCAAGCCTCACAGAAACCATAAACAGCAACGTTCAAAACGGCACAGTTTACTACACACCTGAGGTGACTGTAGTGCTTTCTAAGTTGGCAGCAACTACCCGAAATGAAATTCAATTATTGGCTCAAAATCGCTTGGTCGCTATTGTAGAAACAAATCAAGAAGTACCTACCTACTTTGTAGTTGGGGTCACTACAGGTCTTGAGGTTTCTGCGGGTACTTCAGCAACGGGTACGGCTTATGCCGACCTTCAGGGGTACACCATAACGCTTTCAGGAATGGAGGCTGCACCAATGTTCAATATCAGCAAAACAGATGCTGACGGTATGACTAATTGATTATATTTGCACGGGGCTTCGGCTCTGTTCTTTCCGTGTTTGTGGGGGTTGCCGAGAGGTAGCCCCTTTTTTTTTCACTTTATTTTCATTTTGTTGTTGCAGTAACAAAATATTAATCTACATTTGTGCCAACAATTAAAACAAACAAACAAACAAACACACCATGACAAACTTAATTTACAACCCATCGGCAATAGTTAGACAACTAAAAGAATTGAACCTAGTAGACCACACTAATATTGAAGCGGCTATGGAATTAGCACAGGAACAAGCCGAACACACTACTGACAGTTTTCCTGAAGGTGAGGGCTTTGGTACTAGCGACTTCTTTTCTGAAGTAATAAGCGTTGCCCGTGATTTAGGCTACACATTTGACGGTCGTAAATTTTACAAAATTGCACTATTAAAATAAACACAAACACACAAAAAACAAACATTATGGAAAGACCAACAATAACCACAACAGGCGCAGAATTTACCAACCTAATTCTAGACCAAGAAAAAATTCACAGACAATGGCAGGCCGCGATAAGCGAAACGGTACGCCCGTTAATTATGACCATACAAATGATGATTGAAACCAAGCTAGGGGATATGCACATGACCATTAGAGGCGCACAGTTTGACGAATTGACTTCCACTTTAGGGTATAAAGGTTCTTACAAGTGGATTGACATAAGCCTAACAAACGAAGAAGGGCGGTTTGAAGTAGCCGCCCCGCACATTAGCATACAGCGTTCTTGCATGGATTGAAACTAGACCACCTATTAAATGAGCCCTACTTTTGTGGGGCTTTTTTTTTGGCACAATTTCGCTTGTTTGCTATTTACAAGAAACAAGATTCATGGCTAGTACAATTACTGCGGCTTCAGCGACCGTCACAATCACCGAAAGCATCACATTGAATGGTGTAGACCAAGGAGGCACTAACACGCTAACCATCGCTAACGTGAACGAGTCTGACAGACGTATAGTGACCGCACCAAGTTCAGGTGAAATAGACATTATCGAACTTGACACCAATAACGGTCAGGGAAAGTTTGTTAGAGCCAATGTGAAATACATTCGCATCACAAACCTTGACGATACCAATTTCATACGAGTACGGGTAAAGAAATCAAGTGCAGATACATTTGATGTGAAAGTATTGGCGGGTTCTTCGTTTATGTTAACTTCAGGCAGCATAGACGCCAACACTTCAGGGGGTGCTTTTTCTGCATTTGTCGATTTAGACAACATTAGCGTTCAAGCGGACACGGCATCATGTGACGTTGAGTTCTGTGTTCTTTCGGTTTGATAAACATCACACAAGATACAGCCAACACAGTAGTTGTCACGTTGAACGAACGTGGCACAGCTACCTACTATCTTTTTGAGTTCAAAAGCGATACGACTGAGGGCGTAGTTTACTCAATAGCACAGGACATAAGCAGTTTCCCAACCCGTTTCAATAAGTTCATACTTACTGAAGTAGGTGCGGCAACACCTGTGCCCGCTAATAGTGAAATAAAGCTAGGAAATGAAGGTCAATGGCGTTATTATGTGTACGCTAACACCTCAAGTTCTAACGTTGACCCTACAGGTCTAACCATGCTAGAAGAAGGCATTGTGAAGGTAGAGGGAACAGCAACAACAACCACCACTTATTCAGGTGGAAATTCAACTTATGTAGTCTATGGAGAATAACATCTCAATACTAAATTTTGCTGCTCAAAAAGTCCCCGATTTTAGGGAGCAAAGGGGCAAAGATTGGATATTATTCGGGGCTGAAGGCGAATGGAAAAATCGCTACCCTGAATACCTACTTGATTTGTACCGAAGAAGCGCGAAACATCACGCTATTATCAATTCAAAAAAAGACTACGTTGTAGGCAAGGGGTGGGGCGTGAAAGATGAGGGTTTAAACACCGCTAGATTAGCTGAAATAGAGCAGTTTGTGAAGCACCCTAACGCCTATGAAAATATGGATGACATTCTAGAGAAGGTTGCTTTAGATATGGAACTATATAACGGCTTCGCGTTGGAAATTGTCTACAACCAATTAAACGACAAAATCGCGGCTGTATATCATGCCGACTTTGCGCGCTATAGAAGCAATGAAGACGGGTCATGTTTTTACTATTCTGAAGATTGGAAGAAGCACAACCCCGAAATTGAGAAAATAGACGCCTTTGATTGGAAAAACCCCACAGGGAAGCAACTGCTATACGTCAAGGTGTATCACCCTGACTGCAAATACTACCCTTTACCTACATACATGGGGTCAGTTAGTTACATAGAACTTGACGTAGAAATAGCCAACTTTCATCTAAACTCAATTAAAAACGGGTTTATGGGTGGAACTCTTATAAATTTTTACAATGGTGAGCCGACCGCTGAAGAGCAAGAAGATATTGAACGGCAAATCAAAGATAAGTTTACCAACACAGACAACGCCAACAGCATAGTCCTAAACTTTTCAGATTCACGCGACAGGGGGGCTGAAATACAGCAGCTAAACGGCAACGACTTTGATAAGCGTTTTGAGATATTAAACCGTACCGTACAAAAAGAACTTTACGCGGGTCACCAAGTGGTTGACCCTGCGCTGTTTGGTATAAAGGAAGAAGGTCTTTTCACATCGCGTTCACAGCTAATAGATTCATTTGAATTGTTCCAAAATACCTACGTAAATAACAGGCAGCAAATTATTGAGCGAGTGTTTAACCAATTAGCGTCTTTGCAAGGTTTTGAGGAAAGGTTATATATTAAAGAAACCGAGCCCATTTCAGTACAGTTTTCGGAAGCTACGGTCATAAGCGTTATGACTCAAAACGAAATACGTGAGAAGATAGGACTAGAACCTATAGAAGAAGTACAAACCGAACTAAAAGCATCAAGTGAAGTTTGTTGCAATGCAGAAGATGAAGACCGAATAATACAACACTTTAAGAATACGGGTTCAGATGAATACGAATTTGTATCTAGCCGAAAGCGGTCAGTTGACTACACAGGTGTATTGAACAAAGCCAAGCAAGATGAATTTTCTTTGAAGTATTGGTTTGCTGACGTAGACCCAATTGACACGGCTATTCTGCAAATTTTACTAAAAGAACCTAGTACGCCTTTCCTAGATATTGCAAAAGCATTAGGAATTGACTTGGAGCGTCTTATGAGTGGCATACAGCGACTTTCTAGCGCGGGTGCTATAGTTATATCAATTGACACAATTGAGGACGCTACGCAGCGCATAGTAGAAGTAACCGACAAAGGCAAAGGGCTAATAAAAGAAGTACCGCCAATTGAAGAAGAATTTGTCATTCGTTACGTTTATGCAACCCGTGACGAAATGCAGCCAATAATTGACACCACAAGAGAATTTTGTCGGGGCATGGTCAAAATGTCTGCTGAAGTTGACAGCCCAAAGTCAGGCAAAACTTGGAGTCTCACAGAAATTGAGCAAATAGGCGTATTTGAAAATAGGAACGTTTGGCAGCGAGGCGGTGGATGGTGGGGCAAGTCTTTTCATTGCCGTCACGAATGGGTGCAAGTATTAATGAAGCAGAAAAAGAAATAACATGGCTAACGTTTTATTCATATCGGAGGCATTTGTGAAGGATAATACTTTGCTGCATGAAAACATTGATTTCAAGTTTTTACGCCCTGTGATTATTCTTTGTCAAGACATACACCTACAGCCAAAACTAGGCACTACCCTGTACAATGAAATAAAAACTCAAATTACTGCGGGAACATTGACAACGGCTAACACCACTTTGCTCAATGACCACATTCAGCCTATGTTATTGTATTGGGTGCAAGCAGAAGCCCCGACCGCAATTTCATACAAGTTTTTGAATAAGGGCGTTATGCAGCAAACGAGTGAAAATTCTTCAGCCGCTTCGCTTGACGAAATTAATTTCATTTCACAGAAATATAAAGATAAAGCCGAATGGTACACTGAGCGTTTAGTCACATATTTGCTTGAACATTCAACAGACTTTGCAGCATACCAAAACCCTGAAGACGGTCTAGATATAATTCAACCCGATACCCAAACTTTTACTACAGGAATGTATCTAGGTAGACGACCGAAATTTATTTCCCTAGAAGACAAGTATGAGTCGAAACGCAAGTATTAAGAATCAGAAGAAATTGAGGCTATATGTACACGCTGAACGAAATATTCACCCTAATAGAAACACAAGCGACAGCGCACCTTCAGGTGACGCAGTACGGTCAAGGGGACTTATGGGAAATAAACCCGAAAGAACTTGATTATACTGTTTTGTGGGCTATTGAGGAAAGCGTGAGCCTAAACGAAAGAACGTTGACCTACAACATAAGACTACTTTCAATGGATAGGGTTCTACCCGCAGAAGAAAACGAGAATGAAGTGTTAAGCGACACCCTTTCAATTCTACTTGATTTCGTGGCGTACTTTAGGCAACTTCACACGGACGTAGATATTCAGAAAAATGTTACAATAGAACCATTTACCGAACGGTTTGACGACAAAGTTTCAGGTCATTCTATGGTTCTTTCCATTACACAACCATACAGGTACGACAAGTGCCAAATACCAATATAAAATGACTTACGACCAAAGAATAACAGGCTCAAGAGGCTCAAAACTATTAATAACAGGAACAAACTCATCACTTGGTGCGTATTGCTTTATTGCTCAAGAAGATACCGTGATAAGTTCCTTTTTAGTGAACGGAGTGGAAGCGCGAACAGAATACGGTATTGGCGGAAACACACTTAAAGCAGGTGGCTTAATAACAGTTCCCGAAAATGACGCAATTACTGAAATTGTAATTACAAGCGGAAGCGTTATTATCTACAACGGATGATAAGCCTACTCAATAGAGCAAGGACACAAGCGGCTTCAAGTGGAGGCGGTGGTGGTGGTGGCTTCGCGTTTCAGCGTTCAGTCTCATTTGATGGGACAAATGATAGCTTGTCAACGGGAGGAACTGCGACAAGTTTCAACTGTTTTAACCAAGCAGATTATGGCTTTGCCTGTTGGGCTAAAGCAAGCGGTAGTACCTTCGGGAACAACGATTATTTGTGGGGAGGAACTGATGGTGGCGCGGTCACGGCTATGACTTTCGTTATATCGGGTACTAACGCAAGAATTACTATGCGAACTCGCAACCGAACATTGGCAGGGACTTATGATATTGCCGCATCTACTCAAGTCGCGTGGACTCATTACGGAATAACTGTAGAAATTGTAAGTAGCACCGTTCAGCGTGTAAGGTGGTATGTCAATGGGGCTTTGGTTGAAACGGCAGACGTATCTAATAACGTATTCACACGTTCCAATATTAACCTGACTCTTGGAAGTGGTGCGAACACTTTAAACGGATTTCAATGTGAATCTGTTTTCAGCAACTATTTGATAACGGATGCTCAAATGACGGCCCTATACAATAGTGGCAAAGGAGCAGACCCGACCACGACCTTAGACTCAGTTCATTCATACTACCCTGTAAGTGAGGCGGCAGGACAGAGTTCAGGAACTATCGCGGATGCGATGAGCAACCAAGATTTAACAATGGCTAATTTTGTAAGTCCATACGGAACAAACGCAGATACTCCATGATATTCAATAGCGAACTACATAGTTGGGCTTTTTTGCTTGAAAGCGAGTACGACCCAAACGACATAACCCTTTCGCATTACGAAGTGAACACTTTGGTAGTTTCAGATAGTGGTGTAGAATATCGTAACCTTGAATGGTTGGGTGAAATATTACCTGAACTTGAGGCGTGGGACATTTTCCAAGACGCACACGAATCATCTGAATTTTTAAGAAGAAGTTAAAGTGGAAATTTTAATAGAGAGCATAGCGCAATACGGTATAAGTGGAGTCTTTTTGGGAGTGCTTATCTATTACCTTAACAAGTTGACCGATATTCACCGCGAAGAACGTAGCGAGTGGAGTAAGGCCAACACCGACCACGTAGACAAGTTCGCAGAAGTAATAGGCGAAAATACCAAAGCCCTAACCGAAATGCGTGGCGAAATTCGTGAGAATAAATGCAAAGTCAAGTGATGGCAAAAAAGAAGAAAAGCACCACAATAGACCAAGCAATTAAGGTCATAAAAAAATGGGAAGGATTTATGCCTGAACCCTATTTATGCCCTGCGGGAGTGCCTACCATTGGCTATGGAAACACCATGTATGAAAACGGTGACCGCGTTGCTATGGATGATTGTAAAATTGACCGAAAACGAGGTGAAGAAATACTAATTCATTTTGTCAAGAAAGTTCAAAAGCAAGTTCTTTCTGTGCTAGAACAAAAGCTAGAAGACCACCAACTAGCCGCCTTAATTTCCTTCACCTATAATGTAGGCATTGGCAACCTTTCAAGTTCTACGGTCTTGGCTTGGATAAACATGCAAAGCCGTCTATGGAAATGATACCTGACGAGTTTAGGCGGTGGAATAAAAGCAAAGGCAAAATCTTTGCAGGACTAACAGCAAGACGAGAAGATGAAAGGGCTTTGTGGCTTGGGGAACTGTGAGCGAATTTTGCTCTTAACGGTCGGGCTTTGTCTTTTAGTATTGGTTGCCGTTGGTTCTAAATTGCTTCACGTGGAGCAAGTGGGGCAAATACAGCGCGAAAGAATACGAGTGAGCCGAACTAAAATAAAATCCTATGAATTGGATATTTTAGGGCTTCAAAATAAAGTGACTAAATTACAGGCCGAAAACTGTAGGCTTCAAGAATTAAAGCAGCAAGTGTATGTCAAAACGTTGGTTCAAATTGATAGCGTTAGGGCTTTGCCTTTTAATGGCAAGTCAAGTTTCTTCGCAGAACAGACCACCCGTCTTGATACCATACGAGCAAGACACGCTCATAGGAATTTCTAGACACCAATTTGACATAGTTCTTTTTTCGTTCTCATATTTAAGCGAATTAGAGCAAGCCGCAAAGATTGAATCTAAGCAACTAACGCGGCTAGATAGTATAATTACCCTAAAAGATAATGAACTGTCCTTAGAACGCCTTAAAATGGCTGAAAAGGATAGTATTGCCTACAATTTAGAACAGGTAATTAAGTCACATGAAAAAGCAGCCCGAAAAAAGGTAGTAAAAAATACTATTCTGAACATCGGTTTGGGTGTGGCTGTGGCTGTAGAAGCCGCCTTATTAATTCAACTTCTAAGATGACTAAACGAGAACAAATTGACGCAATACTTGAAGAAAACGCGAAGGACTGCGCCAATACATACGGACTTTCTATGACCGAAAATGAAAAGAAAAGCATCAAAGAACGTTGGAAAGTTAGGCTAACAAAAATGCGTGAAATAGACCGTAAATTCTGTGACTATGCGAGGTTCAAAATACATGAATGAAAGACGTCCTAGACTACGGGGCAATAGGCTAGCATCATATGAGCGTTTGGTCAGGGACGAAAGGCGTATTTTAGTCATTGGTGACTTACATGAACCGTTCTGCCTAGATGATTATTTAGGTTTCTGCGTAGAAACATACCGTGAACACAACTGTAACCAAGTCATATTCATAGGGGACTTAATCGACTCACATCATTCTAGCTTTCATGAAACCGACCCTGACGGGTTAGGTGGTAAAGATGAACTAGAACTTGCAATAGACAGGCTTCAAAGGTGGGTTGACGTGTTTCCCGTTGCAGACGTTACAATAGGAAACCATGACCGTATTATTTCGCGAAAAGCCTTCAGCGGAGGCATACCAAAAGCATGGATTAAAACGTTCAATGAAGTTTTAGGCGCACCCGATTGGACATTCTGTGACAGGGTGGTGTATGATAACGTTCAGTTCTTACATGGCGAGGGGGGCACGGCACGCAGCAAGGCTAAAAGCGATATGCAAAGCAGCGTTCAAGGACATCTTCACACTCAATGCTATACTGAATGGTTTGTTGGTCAGAACTTCAAGGTTTTTGGTACTCAAATTGGCTGCGGTATCGACTTTGACCGCTATGCTTTCAACTACGCCAAACGAGGCAAGAAGCCCGCTATTGGTTGCGCGGTTGTCATTGGGGGTCATACTGTAATTAACAAGCTAATGAACCTATGAACGTGCTGTTAACTATTATATCCATAGGGTTAATACTGCTTTGTTTGCTCAATGTGTTGTTTGCCGTTGCTATTGGCGTTATGTACTACAATATCAAGCAAATGCGAAAGGAAATAGATTCTATTTTCGACACTTCAGCAAATTGTGAAGAATTTTTAGCAGCCGTCACCTCTAGTCAGGCCTGCGTTTTTTCGCAAAACTGAAATTATATCTATTTTTTTTTCATCTTTTTTGTTGTGGTAACGAAATAAATGCTCATATTTGTGCCAACGATTTAAACAAACAAACACAAACACAAATGAAAGCTATTAACGAATACATTAACCTAAAGGCTTTAATTATTGAGTCTTTAAGAGTACAGAAATTTCCTGAAAATTTTACTTACCCAATGTTAAAAGGACTTAAATTCACTATAAAAGAAGCATAAACCAAACACAAACAACACAAACACAAACAACATGGAAACAGTACAAAATTTACTAGACAGAACGGGTACAAATTGGGAAGTTGAAAAACTGCCTTTGGTAGCCCACAAAATAACTGAACAAGGTGTATCTGAATTGCAAACCAACGCCTTTGGTATGTATAGAAATGACAACTACACCCATATAGGTACGGTAAAAGGTCGCTACTCTACACTACAGAATAAAGACCTAGCCGAAATAATGGTTAAAATTCAAAACCGTTTTGGCGGGGACGTTAAAGGGGGCAATTTAAGCAAGGGTAAAAAAGTATATTATCAACTAGGATTAGCTGACCAAAAGATAGGCCCTGACACGCTAAAAAGAAACATTACTTGTCTTAATTCGCATGACGGGAGTAGTTCTATAGGCTTCGGTTCTACGAATACGGTTGTTAGCTGTAGTAATATGTTCCATAGGGCTATGCGTGACCTTGACCGCTTTCGACACACAGCTAGCGCAAGTGAACGCCTTGCTATTGCTGTGGCACGTTTTGAAGAAGCTATGCAAAGCGATGAAGAATTGATGACTACCTTTAAAAAGTTTGATGGTGTGGTGCTAGATTCTGCGGTGAAAGAATTGGTTAGAAACGCTGTATTTGGTTTAACAGGTGAAGAAAAAATTTCGACCCGCAAATACAACCAACTGAACGAATATGACAGGGGGCTAGAACGTGAACTAAAAGGCAAAGGGAATACCCTTTGGGGATTGTTTAACGGTGTAACGTACTACACAAACCACCTAGAGACACCACAGCAAGACGCAAAGCATTTGATGTATGGTGGAGGTTACAAGAAAAACTTGAAGGCTTTTAACATTATTAAAAGGGTCGCAGAACCTGAACTGATATTAGCGTAGTTTGTTTGGAGGGGGTGGGCCTTATGGCTTGCTCCCTTTTTTTTCAATAAACTTTAAATAATTGTTGCGGTAACGAAATTATTTATATATTTGTCGAACAAACAAACACAGAAAGCATGAAAACTACAGTAAAAGAATACAAGACAAAAAGTGAACTTCTAAGACTTTTGAATGGTTGGGCTGAAGACGCAAAGTTTGAAAAGAATTGGAGCGTTAAGGCTGAACTTGACAAGCAGTATTTCCAACTAGAAGACACCTATTTCCACAAATTGCCTACAGTTAACGTATCTTATACTATAGGCGGGCGGTCTTATTATGAAGCAGCCGTGAAGATAGGTTCTAAGCATTTCCAAAACGGTCGCGCCTTAACTAAGTCTAGAGGATTTTACAACTTGACCGAGATACCTGAAATTACTAGCGAGATGCACAATGACATGATTTCTGACCTGTACTACTATTAACAAACAAACACAACTAAGCCCCGCCCTGAAATAAAGGCGGGGTTTTCAGGTGAACTTTAAACACTTAAAAAAATGACAGAAGAACAAATTGCAAACCGAGTAAAGCAGCTACTCAAGAACCTACCTTACGGGGGCGTCAAAGAAGTTGCGAAGCGTTCGGGTTTTCCGAGAAGCACCGTGATTGATGTGCTAAGTAACTACAGACCCAACAGGCGGATTGATAGCAGAATTATCTACCGAGCGACTGCAGAATACTTGAAGGAAAGGAAAATATCTTACACACCACTAAAAACACTATTTTGATGGGAAAGACAGAGCCAACTTTATGGAGCGCATTGAGCGAATTTCAGCAAGAATGCCCCGTAATTGAAAAATCTACACAGGCGTTCAAATACAAGTACGCCAACCTTGCCTCAATTATGCAAACTATACACCCCTTGTTGAAGCGTCACGGGTTAGTTTTAGCGCAGCCAATAAACGGGCGCGTAATAAAGACCATATTGACACACATACCCACAGGTGAACAGCTAACAAGCGAAACTGAAATACCTGTAGCTGACCAAAATCTAGCAGGCATGAACCAATACCAAACTGACGGTTCTGCCATTAGTTACTACCGTAGGTATTCATTATCGATGCTTTGCCTAATAACTGACAAAGACACAGACGCAGGCGGTACTAGCAGCAACCAACCTACTGACAAACGAAGGAAGGTGAAAGTCGGTACAAGCCTATTTAAAAACGCTGTGAAAGGCGTTGAAGATGGAAACGACCGTGACGAACTAAGTAAGCACTTTATTGTCGATGACGAAACGTGGCAAGAAATTCTAAAAGAAGCAAAATCATGAAAATTAGATGTAGTGGGCTAGGTCAAGTTATGACCAACAGTCGCAAAAAAGATGAACTAAGCAAAACCGCCAAAAGCTATGTGAAAAAGTGGCTCAAGGAAAAGCAGTACGGAAAGACAATTTTCTTTAGTACTAAGCACACCGAGAAAGGCAACATCATGGAAGATGAAGCCATTGACCTAGTAGGTGATATGTATGGGTTAGGGCTTGTTATTAAGAATGAAGACAGGTTTGAAAATGACTTTATAGTTGGCACACCTGACCTACTTACTGAAAACACAGTACGGGACATAAAATGTTCATGGAGTTTAGACACCTTTCCCGCATATGAAACTGAAGTACCAAACAAAGACTACTATTGGCAACTTCAGGGGTATATGTGGCTGACGGGCAAAAGCGAGGCGTACTTGGACTATTGCCTAATGGACACCCCAATACACCTAATTAATAGCGAGATGCGTTCAGAAGCCTACAAAACAGGTGTGAAGGCATTGAGCCAAAAGCAAGAAGACAGGATAATGCAACGCCTAACGTTTTCAGACGTGCCGCAGCAACTAAGGGTCAAAACGTTTGAAATACCTAGAAGTGAAGAGGCAATTGAAGCAATTAAATTACGAGTAAACGAGTGCAACACATATATGAACCAAATCAAAATAAAATTAACATGAGTAACGAAAAAATATATCTAGGAAAAACTGAAACAAAGGAAACCAAATACGGCAAAATGCACAGGATTTCATTCGGCCCGCAAGACTTTGAAAAAATGGCAAAATTGAAGAACTCAAAAGGTTGGTTGAATTGCAATATCAAAGAATCACAAGAGGGCGGTATGTATATACAGGTAGATACATGGAAGCCAAAAGAAAAAGCGGTGAGCGCACCGACTTCTGACGATGATATGCCGTTCTAATGACGCGCAAATTTGAAAGCGATGAAGACAGGGTGAGGGAAAGAGAAACCCTTACCCTGTTAACTAAAGAAAAGTTGCTTCAGTTTAAATTGATGGACACGTTTTGCGCGTTTGATGCCAAGCTATACAAAGACAACAAACTGCTATCAATAGCTGAAGTGAAGACCTACAAAAGCGACTTTGAACAAGCCAAGCCACACGTGATATTATCGCTGAAAAAAATGGCAAATCTTCAAGACTATTGTAAAAAGTGGTCTGTGCCGTGTTGCTTGATATACAGGTTTGATGATTGTATCGGGTACTACTTTCTGCATGAAATTAAGAACGCAAAATGTGAATATGGAGGCAGAAATGAAATACGAAACGGCTCAACTTATGACCGTGAACTGCTAATTAAAGTACCTAAGAAAACCCTAAAGTTTTTAGAATGGCAAAAAAATTAACAAGGTCAAAATTGGTTAAAAAACTAGACTCAGTTTTCAGCCAATACATAAGGCAGCGAGATTCAGAATACGGGTTTTGTACTTGCGTAACCTGTGGCGTTCAAAAACCCATTAAGCAAATGCAGAACGGTCATTTTATTACACGCAGCAGATACGCGACCCGATGGGATGAAGAAAACTGCGGGGCGCAATGTATCGGGTGCAATATGTTTAAGCAAGGTGAGCAATATAAGTTCTCAATTTACATAGACCAAAAGCACTACGCAGGGAAGGCAGACGAGATACTAATGAAAAGCAACAAGACGGTGAAGTACACAGACCAAGACCTAATTGAATTAATAAACACTTTTAAACTAAAATTAAATGAACTTAACTAACAGCGATTTGTACAATTCAATAATTGAAAAACACAAGC